GTGCCAAAAATAAACGCGCGAGTATACAGCTATCTGCGGTTTTCTGATCCTCGGCAGGCGACGGGTAGCAGTGCCGATCGTCAGCTTCAATACGCCCAGCGCTGGGCGGCAGATCGGGGGCTGCTGCTCGATGAGAGCCTGTCGCTCCGAGACGAGGGCTTGTCTGCCTACCACCAGTTGCACGTCAAGCAGGGTGCGCTAGGTGCGTTCCTCAAGGCGGTGGACGAGGGGCGAATACCAGAGGGCTCGGTGCTGATCGTCGAAGGACTGGACCGACTGAGCCGGGCCGAGCCGATACAGGCGCAGGCGCAGCTGGCTCAGATCATCAACGCCGGCATCACCGTGGTCACCGCCAGCGACGGCCGGGAGTACAACCGCGCCGGGCTGAAGGCTCAGCCGATGGACCTGGTCTATTCACTGCTGGTGATGATCCGCGCGCACGAGGAATCGGATACCAAGAGCAAGCGGGTCAAGGCGGCGATCAGGCGCCAGTGCGAAGGCTGGAAGGCCGGCACCTATCGCGGGTTGATCCGGAACGGGAAAGACCCCCAGTGGTTGAGGTGGGATGGTCAGGCCTGGCAGCTGATTCCTGAGCGCGTCGAGGCGGTGCGCTATGCCATCGAGCTGTACAAGCAGGGCGAGGGCGCCACGCGGGCCGTGCGGAAGCTGGCTGAGCGTGGCCATGTGTTGAGCGACTGGGGGATCGCTGGCCAGCAGATCTATCGGCTGGTCAAGCTGCCGGCGCTGTGGGGAGCCAAGCGGATCAGCGTCGACGGCGAGGATTACCTGCTTGAGGGCTACTACCCGCCGGTGCTGAGCGAGGCTGAATACGCTGAGCTGCAGGCCGCGGCCGGCACGCGGCACGGTCGGCGTGGTGCCAGCGATATCGTCGGCTTAGTGACAGGGATCGGCATCACGTACTGCGGGTACTGTGGCACGGCAGTGGTTGCGCAGAACTTGCTGAGCCGCGCCCGGGAGGATGGCACCTTGGCCGATGGCCACCGGCGCCTGCACTGTACGTCATACAGCAACAGCCTGGGCTGCAAGGCTGCCAGCTGCAGCGTGGTGCCGGTTGAAAAAGCATTGTTGGCGTACTGCTCGGACCAGATGAACCTGAGCCGCCTGCTGCAGCCAACCGATGATGGTCAGGCGCTGCGGCAGCGTCTGCTGGCGTGTCAGCGCAAGCAGGCGGATGTGGAGCGCCAGTTGGCGCGGGTGACCGAGGCATTGCTGGCCGATGATCAGGGGGCAGCGCCGCTGGCGTTTGTGCGCAAGGCGCGTGAGCTAGAGGCTGAGTTGCGGCAACTGCAGGGCGAGGCCGAGCAGCTGGAGCGCGAGCAGGCTGCGAGGGCACAGGTTCAGACGCCTGCCGCCGCCGAGCTGTGGCGCAAGCTGGCTGTAGACGCGCGGGATATTTACAGCCCCGCGCGGGAGCAGCTACGGCAGTTGGTGCTCGATACGTTCAGTCGGATCACTGTGTACATGCGGGGGGTGGTACCAGATCCCAAGTCACGGGTGATTCATCTGGTACTGGTGTCGCGGGCGGGGCGGCGGGTCGCGCTGGATATAGATCGGCGGTCGGGTGACTGGAAAGCCAGCCGCGACCGCCAGGGGTGATCAGGCGGCCTTCTTTCCGATCAGGAGGGCTGCCAGTTCAGGGTCGCCGGGTGGGCTGCTGTGAACCACCAGGTGGCCCATGCCTTCCCAGTAGTTTTCCTGCGCTTCGATGCACACCTTCCAGGCGGCCCAGGCCACCTCGGCGCCAACCTCGATCACGTTACCTTCCTCGTCGACGATGGCCAGGCGCGCTGGCTTGCCGTCTGCGGTGGTGACGTTGAAGCCGGTGCTGATGGTTGCGCTGATACGGGAGGCCTGCAGCTGCGGGTTGGGTACTGAGTCCTTCATGCTGCCTCCAGGGCCGACCAGGCGCCGAGTGATTCGAAGATGTCGTAGGCGTGGGCCTCTTCGATGGTGATGTCATAGGGCGTGGCGATCCACGCCATGCCGATCAGGTGGTGCGGTGGGCACTTCGCGCGCTGCTCGTCGCTGTAGGTCTGGATCACATCGCCCAGGTTTTTGGCCAGGTTGGCGTTGGGCAGGGCTACCTCGGTGGGCTTGATGTACTGCTCGCCAAGCTGGGTCCTGCAGATGCCAGCGATGAAGACCGTCCAGTGGTGGGGAATGTCACACACGGCATCGACCAGCGCGGAGCGGGCATTGGTTGTGATCAAGGAGGCGTTCTTCCAGTTGATCAGGGTCTGGAAGTCGTTGGCTTCCAGATCGATCACCGCGACGTGGTTGCTGCGCAGCATGGCCCGGCTGTACCGAACCATGCGGGCATGGGCGCTGTTGGGCTTGCGCTGCTTCATGCTGCCACCTCGGCGGATACCTCAAAGTCGAAGGCTTGTTGCAGCAGGTTGAGGTGCTCGGAGCGGAGTGTGGCTGGCAATTGCTCTGCAGGCTGCGCTCTGGGTGGGGCGTCGCGTACCTCGACGAAAGAGGAGATGGCGTGCAAGTTTGTGGCGTGTAGTGCTTCTTCAACCCAGCGGCCTCGGCGAAACACCTGAACAAGGTGGCCGTCATCATCTGGCCGGTAAAAACTACCACTCTCCTTGTGGATGTGGGTTGCGCCTTCAGGTGCAGGACCAATGTGGAAGGGTTTGGGCTGCCTACGCTCTCGTTCGGACCGAGCGCACTCGGCGGCCTCTTGATAGCCGCCGGTATGCTTGTGCGGGCAGCGCCAGAGAATGCTGAAACTCGCATCGCGTAGGCAACCTTGCCATTGCCCGGGGTTGTTTTGGTCTGTCGAAACGATCAGGGACTGATTCATGCCACAGCCCTCCGCCGGTGAGTGGTGGCCAGCAGCTCCAGCAGGCGGCCGTGGTAGTGGATGGCGGCCTGGCTCGGCTGCCATGGGTCGATGAATTGCGGGATGGGCTTGATGCCAGCCAGGCACGGCCATGGCTCCGGGTGATCGGGCATCAGGTCGCGCTTCTCGGTTGCCAGCGCTACCAGGTCGGCGTGCTTCACGCAGTCCGGCAGGGTGGGTTCGAGGTCGAAGCGCTGGCAGATGGCGATCCAAACACGGCGCTCGACTTGGTCATACAAGGACTCAAGGTTCTGGCACTCGTAGAACTCGCGCATGCCCTCCTTGAGCGGGCGCACCAAGTCGCCCACGTAGGCTTCGGTAGCGTCGTGCAGCAGCGCTTCCAGGCGATGCTCGGCCGGGACCAAGTCGGACACCAGATAGCAGTGCTGGGCCACGCTGTAGTAGTGGCGGGTGTGGCCGTTGAAGCGGCACTGCATGCTCAGGCTGTGGGCGATATCGGTTGGGTCCACCATGTCGGCGGTGGGGTTGGTCAGGTCGAATTTCCGGCCGCTGCGGGTGAGAATCCAGCTCATGCTGCGGCTCCTTCTGCAGCGGCCCGCGTCGGGCGTACCCAAATGCACACGGGGCCATCTTCGGTGTCGTGGATGGAGAAGACGAACCAGCCTTCACCTGGTGGTGTGCTGGGTTGCCAGGCGCTGCAGTCGGGGTTGCCCTGCTCGAAGTAGGCGTCGCTCAGTTCTTGTGCTGCATCGGTTTCGAAGTCGACGATGAAGGGTTCAAGGCCGTTGTTGGCAAACCAGGCTTTCGGGATGGTGTTCTCCTCGCCATCTTGAGGCCAGGCGGGGTGGGTCCAGTGCCCCAGTTCATCGCGAGTTACTGGCATTGGAAGCGGCGCTGCGGTCAGTTGCCGGGCAGCCTCGGTGAAGGACTCAACCCAAAGGCGAGCTTCCGCCAGCGCCAGGTCAGGCCGTCCGTTGGTCAAGGCTGCGACGACATAGCTGTGGGCAGAAATGCACTGCGCCAAAATGCTCTGCGCTTCAGGGTTGAGCACGATGTCCTGGCCGCTGGTGCTCTCCAGCGTTGCCTGTACGTGGCCTGTCACCAGCTCATGATCGAACGGTACCTTGAAGCCGGCCGCGTTGCGGTGGCCGCCGCCGCCGTACTGCTTGGCAATCTCGCCCACGTCCAGCCCCATGCCGGTGCTACGCAGGGAGAAATAGCGGTGCTCGCTGGTGTCCTGATAGCAGGCGGCGAAGGGTTCGCCGTCTGCCATCAGGTGGCCGGCGTCACTGGAATGGATGTAGGGCAGATTTGCCACTGGTACGTCATAGCCGGCGATGACCATGCGACGCTTGCTGCCGGCGAGCAGTTCGGCCACGTCTTTGTGGTGTTTGCGCTCGATGGCCACCCCGGCGGCGATAGCGGCGGCGATGGGTTGCCTCATGAGCACGTCCCATACCTCGAAGTCATAGGGGTAGCTGAACAGGTTGGCCTGGATTTCGCGCGTGCCTTCCAGCTTGAAACGCCAGAGGTCGCGGTCCTCGATGTGGTTGATCAGGGCAGGGCGGGGCTCGCCTGGGTTGAAGTAGTCCCAGGTCAGGCCGGCGCCGCTGCGCTCCATGTCGAACACCGTGCCGACGCGCTGGGTGGAAGTGGCCCACTCGCTGAAGCTGGCTGGTGCCGGCTTGAACGGCGGCAGGGCCAGGTCCTCGGCGGCGGTCTTGTGGTGGTCGATGATCAGGATCGAGCGGGCCTGTTGGCCGAGCAGTACCAGCAGGTGATACGGATAGGAGAAGTCGACGATGATCACGTCGCGGCCTTCGACGTCCGGTGCTGGCTTGCCATAGTGGCCCGCGTGGAACTCGACGTTCTTGGCGCCGAGCGCTTGGCGAACAACCCAGGCAGCGCCGAAGCCGTCAGCGCAGTTCGCGTGGTAGATGCAAAGGGTCTTCATGCTGCGGCCTCCTGCGCGGTGGTGTCTGCGGCGATAGCCTCGGGCTGTGTCGGCACAGCGGTCAGGGCCTCGGCAATGCGGTCGATCACCTGGCCGAAGCGTTGCACGGCGGTGTTGGCGAAGCGCGCCTGGTCGAACAGCTTGAGGTTGGTGTAGGTCTGCACGCCCAGCAGCAGCTGGCTATTGACGACGCGCAGGGTGAGGATGTCTTCGGCGGTGAGCGAGCGGGCGGCATAGATGGCAATGCGCGCGTCGCAGTCCTGCGTGATCGCGTCACGCTCCAGGCGGTGTTCGGCTACCAAGTTGGTGCGCGTGCGGTGAAGGTGCTCGATGTCCTCGTGCAGCGAGGCAATGCGGTCATCGTGGCTGCGCTTGGCGTCGTCATAGCCTTCGTCGTAGCCATCTGCACGGGCGCTTTCGGCGCTGCGTCGGGAGTAGATGGCCAGGCCGATCAGGGCCAGCACCAGGGCGGCGATGATCAGGGTAAGCATGGTGGTGGTTTGCATGTGCTGTGTCCTCGTAGAGCCCGCCGCCGGGAATGGTTGTGAGAGTCCGGCGGCGGGGTGTTGCAACGGGGTTAGAGGGAGGCTTCGTACATCGGCACTTCGCCGATGCCTTCGCTGATGGTCTTGCGCACCGCCTCGTAGGCCTCCTCGAGCACCTTGTCCGGGCGTACCAGCTCGTACCAGACCTGTAGGCGGCCCTCGACGATGCGGTAGCGGAACCGCGCTGCTACCAGGAAGGCGGCACCGCCGATGAAGGGCTTCACGCCGATGTAGAACTGCTCGGGGATGCGCAGCTGGCCTGCTTCACCGGCGCGGCCGTCGATTTCCTCGTTGTAGGTCAGCTGCACCTGGCCGTTGTCGAGGCGCGTACCCTGGCGGAAGGTGATGTTCTTCTGCGCCTGCAGGGTGCGGCTGATCTCCAGCATGTCCGCGGCGGTCGGTGCGCCCGGCGTCTGCTCGTTGGTGACCACGTCCTTGACGTTGTCTTCGATGAACTCGGCGAAGTCCGCCTGGCTCATGCGCTTGCGGTCGGCGGCCTTCCAGTTGCCCCACTCGACGGTGAGCGGGCAGGCGTAGGAGGCAGAATGCGAGCCCCAGGCCGGCTGGTCCGGCTGGTGGTAGTCGAACACCGCTCGGAAGGTGCGGCCGTTGGGGCCGTTGCAGAACACTACGGTAGCGGCGTTGGAGAAGCGCTTCACGTAGTCGATGAAGGTCGCGGCATCCAGCACTGTCAGGTGCTGCTTGGTGCGGGTGGGCGCCGGCAGGTGCTGCTCCAGCACCTCCAGCGAGACGCCATCAGGCACCAGTGCAAGCGGGGCCTTGATCTGCTCCACGTTGAAGGGTTTGCCGAGGCCTTGTGCCAGGGCGATGAGCTGTTGGATTGCTTCTTTCATCAGGGTGCTCCTGTGAGCGGTTGTGAGAGAGGGTTACTCGGCGACTTGGCGCAGCTCGGCCGGGGCTTCGTCGCTGCCGACCGGGCGCAGGTCCATCTGCTGCTGGCGTGGGTCGCGCCGGCTGAGGTTGCCTTCGGGGGTAAGGAAGAACAGGGAGCTACCGCGCGGCAGCTTCGGCTCCTTGGCCTTCACCTCGGCCTTGACGGTGATCTGGCCAGCGCCCTCGGGTTTGTAGTTGAGGGTGATGGTCAGCGCACCGGCCTTGTTGGTCAGGCGGATCAGGTCGATGAGGCTGTGCTGCGCGTCGGTCAGCTCGTCCAGCAGGCCACCCATCTCGATCTCGCGGAGGGTGTCCATAAAGGGGCGTTTGCTCATGTGCTGTGTCTCGTTGGTTGCTGTGTGAGAGCCCGGCATGCCGGGGATGGGTTAAGCCGCTGCCTCGGCCCTGGAGTCGAGGTAGGCGGCCAGGTCCGTCAGGCGCACGTACAGCGGCGCCAGGCGGGAATCGGTGTGCTTGAACGTCGGGAGGTTCACCTCCTTGGTGCGGATCAGCGCACGCAGGCGCTTCTCCGTCTTGATGTGCGGGAAGTAGTGCTCGCGCACCTGTTCCAGCGACAAGCTGTTGGCCTTCCAGCGCTGTTGCAGTAGTTCCAGCGTCGTCATGCCAGCGCCTCCCCGCGCCCCGCCGGTAGCCGGAGCCGCAACAGCGCAACCAGACTGTCGACAGTCTTGCCCTTGTCGCGGGCAGCGACGTTGCCGGCTTCGTCGGTGATCACGGCGCCGAAGGGGCGCAGCGGGTCGGTGGTGAGGGTGACGTGCGGCAGCCAGCCGACCGGGGTGATCGCCAGCAGGTCGGTGTAGAGCGTGACCAGTTGCAAGGCTTCCGGCTGGATGGACTCCAGGCGCTGTAGCACCTCGGTAGAGGCATCGCGCACCACGTTGGCCGGTACGGCGGTCGGGTTCTGGAAGTGCATGCCGGCCAGCTTGACCACGCCAATGGCGTCGGTGATGGGGTTGGGCTTGCTCATGCGGCGGTGTCCTTCTGCGGGATTTCCTTGATCTCGATGCCCATCTGCTGGGCCAGCCAGTCGATACCGCGCTCCGTCACCTTGAGCACCGCGTAGTGCTTGCGGTACCCGAGGTGCTTGGGCTGGGTGACGCGGGGCTCCATGAACAGGTTGCCGGCGCCGACGTGCTTGGCGGCGAGGGTGCCGTCCTTGTTCAGGCGGCCGTTGTCGCGCAGCCAGGCGCGCAGCGCGTTCTCGCGGATGCCCAGCACCTGGGCAGCCTGGGGCAGGGTGCGGTTCATGGCTGCGGCCCTCAGGCTGCGCGCTTGCTGCGCATGAGGTGAGAGATCGCGCGGTCTACCTGGTCGTACAGCTCGGGCAGGGTGCCGTCGTTGTCGATCACGTAGTCGCCCGGGAAGTGACGCACGCCGTACTCGCTGATGTGACCGTTGGCTGGCCGTATGCCGCGGCGGCTGATGTGGAAGATGACGCCGCCCTTGCTGCGCACCCAGTCCGCCTCGTTGTCGAAGCGCACATCGCGGATCACCACGCCCCTCATGGCCTGGTCGTGCTCGGCCAGTAGCTGGAGGTTCTGCTCGGCGAGCAGTAGCCAGAGCTGGGGGTGCACCAGGTCGCGGCCCCATTCGGTGCCGAGCAACTGCATCAACTCGCGCGGGGACTTGCCCAGCCAGGGCAGGGGCTGCTCCTTCTCGGCGCCTTCCAGTTGGGCGGCAGTGAGGTGGAACATGCCGGCCAGGGCCTGCTTGAGCGGGTCGGCAAAGGCGTAGCTGATCAGGGTGAGGTGTGCCGCCAGGTAGCGGGCGACGGTGTCCTTGCCCACGCGGGCATGGCCGGAGAGGCCGATCAGGAGCTGGCTCATGCAGCACCTCCGCCGAAGCCGCTGAAGTCCTCGAATGCGGGCAGGGTGGTGGGTTGCTTGAGCATGGGGCGGCCACCAGCAAGCACCACAAAGCGGCCGGTGGCCTGCTGTACGGCGCGGATGGCGTCAGGGTTGGTGGTGCAGGCCGGGTGCAGTAGCACCGGGCAACGGGCGTGCTGTGTCGATTGCATGTCGCGTACTCCGTGATGTGAGAGTGGGTACGCGAGCAAAGTTAGCAATAGCTAATCAGCAAGGCAATAGCATTTGCTAAATTTCTGCAAATCTCACAGGAATACGGATGCTCCAATAGCAAAAAGTAATACGAAACAGACCCAGGCGAGCAGCGCCCGCAAGGCCCTGCGGTCGCCGCTTGCAACTCGGTCGAAGAATCTGAACCAGTTGATCACTGGCTAGCCCTCAGAGATGTATCTCGAGGGCTTGAGAATGGCGCCTACAGGGTGAATCTTGAGGATTCTGAGCTTTTCGATAGTCATCGGCGGGTGTTGGTCATTGACGCTCAGCAGCCGGACGTATCCGTCGCGTTCGTACATGAACACCTTGATCATCGACTGAGTGAGCACACCATCTACCACTTGCACCAGCACCTCATCGCCCGCGCAATAATTTCTATTTGGCTCGATCAGGACGTACTCGCCGTTCCGAATCCTTGGCTCCATGCTGTCGCCCACAACGCGAAGTGCATAAGCGTTTGGGTCTGCACTGCTGATAAGGACAAAGCCGTCGCCTTGGCCAACGGGGTAATCGATGGCGTCGAAGTAACCTTGGGCGCCGAGTTTAGCCATTCCAACCACAGGCACCTTTCCTTCCCTGAGTGAAATTGGGTCACCTTGGACGTTCTGTTGTAGCGCGGGAAGCCCGGCAGCAGGCGCATCTAGTGGGGGGCGTGACAGCGTCCCTGGCTCCAGGCCGATTTTCCGCTCCATATTGATGGCGGCTCGTTCACCGAATGAACGATGCCCGCTCAGAATCTGAGATAGGTATGAGGGATTGAGGTCGTGCTTTTCCGCGAAATCGGCCTGGCTGTGGCCGCTCATGATGCGGAGTAGGGCTTCGACACGTAGCTGATTCATATTCATCCCTGGATCTTGGCGGCCCGTTAGCAAACTGTAAATTAGCGTTTGCTGTTGCCATGCCTGTTAGCAGTTGCTAATCTCGCCTCTGTTTGGAGGTGCCTATGAACTTGCTCGACTACATGAAACCGCTCAACAAGGCAGAGCTCGATGCTTTCGCAGAGGCATGCGATACCTCAACAGGCCAGCTGAAGCAGATTGCCTATGGTCATCGGCGCGCCGGTGCCGCCTTGGCAATTTCCATTGACCGCCACTCAGGCGGCAAAGTGCCTTGTGAGGTACTCCGGCCGGATATCGATTGGGGGTATTTGCGTGGATCGGCTGGTGGCTTAGAGGCAGCTTGAAGAAATTGCCGGCGCGGGACTCTCACCTCCCACGCCGGCGGGGTGCCGGGCAAGGACTCTCACCTCCTTGCTTCGGCTTACGACGACACAGCACTGCATCGGTCGTGGTTATAGAGTAGGGCTTGCCCTGCGCTGTGACTAGGCCGTAAAGGAGTCATTTACGGTTATGAGTCGCACAGACCTTTTGCCGGACGCGGGTCCGGTACTCACCATCCGCCAGGCGCTTTACCGCGCTGGGCGTGACTACCGAGGCGGGCTTACCCGCCTCGCCCTCGATCTGGGCATGGACCTGGATGCCCTGCAGAAGAAGCTGAAGTTCGACTTCGAGGCGCGCTGGCCAACGCCGGATGAGCTGGAAGAAGTCATCGGCGCCACCCAAGACCCTCGCCTGCTGGACGCGCTGATGCGCCCGGCCGGCGCGGTGTGGTTCAGGCCGACGCCGGTACCAGCCACCCGCGACGCGCTGAAGGCGGTGGGCGAGCTGCTGCAGAAAGAGGGCGAGTTCGTGGGCAGCCTGCATGGCGGCGCTGCCGACAACAAATGGGAGCCGCACGAGGTGGCACTACTGGAGCACCACGGCAATGAGGTGATCCGCGCCGTGCTCGGCATCATGGCCGGCGCCCGCGCTGCAATGGAGGGCCGCCAGGATGGATGAGGCTCATTTCGAGATGGCCCAGCGCCTGCAGGAGGCTCAACTCCAGCAGTCGCTCGCCAGCCGCGTGCAGTACCAGGGCGAGAGCGCTGAAGACTGCGAAAACTGCGGTATCGACATTCCACAGGCTCGACGCCTTGCAGTGCCGGGTTGCCGTTTCTGCGTGGATTGCCAGGCGTGGCAGGAGGCTCGGCGATGAGTGATGCAGAGAAGATGTTGCCATGCCAGTGCGGGTATGAAGGTGCGCTGGCGGGTATTGATCACGGGGCTTTCTACAGTTTGAGCTGCCCACAGTGCCGCAAGACGGTCCAGGCATTCACCATCCAGGGTCTTGGTGAGGCGTGGAACAAGGCCCAGCAGGGCAAGGAGCAGGGGGCTGGTGAATGACCAAGCTCGCCACCCCGAAGAACATGGCCGCCTGGGCGCGGCGCTATATCGAAGTGTTCAACCTCGCGCTGGTGTCCATCGACCCGGGCGAGAAGGCGCCCAAGGGTAACGGCTGGAACAAGCCCGGCGGGTACATTACGGACGCTGCCCAGGCCGAGGCCTGGTGGACGAAGCACCCGAACCACAATATGGGCGTGGTGCTGGGCCCGAGCCGGGTGTGCTCGCTGGACGTCGACCATGTGGAGTACTGCCGCCAGGTGTTCAGTGACGTGCTGGGCATCAATCTGGATGACCTGGCGGCGGTGTACCCGACGCTGGTCGGCAACCCGGCGCGATTCCGCATCATGTTCAGGCTGCCGGAGGGGCTGGAGTTCAACCGCCACTCGCTGAGCTGGCCGAACCCGCTCGACCCGGACGGCAGCAAGCACAAGCTGGCCACTGCGGCGCTGAAGCAGGCGCGGGAGACGGGCAACAAGGATCAGATCGAGGCCATGCAGGCGCGGCAGAAGGAGTTCGCGCCGGTGACGGTGTTCGAGCTGCGGGCCGGAGCGGTGCAGGATGTGTTGCCGCCTTCGATCCACCCGGACACCGGCCAGCCCTACACCTGGCGCAACCCGCCCACCGATGGGCTGCCGGAATTGCCGAGCGATCTGGTGAAGACGTGGCAGTTGTGGGACATCTTCAAGCGCACGGCGCTGGAGTCCTGCCCGTGGGCGCCGGCCGCGACCAAGCCGCCGGCCAAGGTGAAGAAGAGTTCGCCACCTCGCAAGGAGGCCGGTGACCACCCTTCGGTGATCGACAGCTTTAACCGGGCCACGGATATCGAGACGCTGCTGCAGCGTCACGGTTACATCAAGCGCGGGCGCAAGTGGCTCGCGCCGCAGAGTTCCACCGGCCTGCCTGGGGTAAGCGTGGTGGATGAGCAGGGCGAGCAGCGCCTGTATTCGCACCACGGCTCCGACCCGCTGGCCAACGGGCACATGAACGATGCGTTCGATGTGTTCTGCATCCTCGAGCACAACGGCGACACCGGGGCGGCGATCAAGGCCGCTGCGCGTGAGCTGGGTATGGAGCACAAGCGCTCGGCGCCCAGGCCGCCAGAGCCGCCACCCGTGGGCGACCTTCCCCCGGCCCCAACCGGGGCTGAGGCGAGCGGCGAGCCCGGCAGCTCCGACAACGGGGGGGCGGGGGAGGGGCTGAGCCTCAAGGCGCTGCTGCGCCGATATGCGTTGATCGAAGGCACCACCCATGTGTGGGATATCGACAAGGCGAAGAAGATGAAGCGGGCGGCCTTCGAGGCGCACGTGGGCAAGGACAAGTTCAAGGAGTGGAGCGCGGTCACTGACTCGACGAAGAAGCGGGTCAGCGAGGAATGGGTGCGCGATATCGAGCAGGCCCGGACGATGGCCGGCAAGGCGGTGGGCGATATCACCATGCCGCCTCTGGTGCGGTACGTGTACATCGACGGCACCAAGGATGTGTGGGACTACGCGAAGAAGCGGCGCATTGCCGAGGGCGCGGTGAAGATGGCGCTGGGCGATGCGTACAGTCTGTGGCTGAACAGCCCGGAGCGCCGCGTGGTGGATATGAACCACATCGTGTTCGACCCGACGATGACGCATGACCCGGCGGTGTACATCAACACCTTCGAGGGGCTGCCGCTGGAGCCTGCGAACAACCTGGCGGCGTGCGAGAACCTGCGCTGGCTGATCGCCTTCCTCTGTAACCACGAGGAAAACGCGGTGGACTGGCTGACCCGGTGGCTGGCTTACCCGCTGCAGCACACGGGCGCCAAAATGGACACCGCGGTCTTGATGCACTCCATCATCGAGGGCTCGGGCAAGTCGCTGCTGTTCTCGGTGGTGATGGGGATGCTCTACGGGCAGTACTCGGCCACGGTGGGGCAGACCCAGCTGGAGGGCAACTTCAACGCCTGGCAGAGCGGCAAGCTGTGGGCGGTGTTCGAGGAAGTTGTCAGCCGCGACCAGCGCTACAACCAGGTGGGCAAGATCAAGCAGTTGATCACCGGCCAGACGGTGCGCATCGAGAGCAAGTTCGTGAACGGCTGGGAGGAAGCCAGCCACATGAACGCGGTGTTCCTCTCGAACGAGATCATGCCGTGGCCGATCAGCGACAGCGACCGGCGCTTCCTGGTGATGTGGCCCGAGGAAAAGCTGCCGGCCGACCGGCAGAAGGCGATCAAGCATGAGTTGGCCAACGGTGGCGTCGAGGCGCTGTATGGCTGGCTGCTGAGCGTTGACCTGGGCGACTTCGATCCGCAGACCAAACCGCCGGTGACGCCAGCGCGTGAGCGCCTGGTGGCACTCAGTCGGGCGAGCTGGCAGACGTTCCTGCACCTGTGGCAGGCGGGCGAGCTTGGGCGCGGGCTGTGGGGTGCGTGCCTGAGTACGGACATCTACGCGCTGTTCTTGGAGTGGTGCCACCGGAACAAGGAGCACTCGATGAGCCAGACGAAGTTCTCGCTGTTCATCAGCACGGCGCCGGGGGTGGAGAAGACGCGGGCGATCCCCTGGTCAGCTGGCCTCGGGCGACGGTTCGGGGCGTTCTTCTTCCCATCTGATGAGGGGGCCTTCCTGCCACCATCCACGACGGCGGCCGAGCTGGGCAAGCACGTCGAGGAATGGCGGGAACGTGCGCGCTGGGGCGGCTGGGCGGTGGATTCGTGGGAACACGTTAAGGCAGGTGCGGCATGAGTGCGCCTGGGGTTGTGTTGGGTGTGTTGGGTCTGTGTCGGGTCGATTCCGGCAACCCTACACAGGTGCAAGCCTTGTGCGGCGCGGGTTCTGGCGTGCTGTGTCGGGTGTGTTGGGTTTACCCACGCGCGCAGGCGTGCGCGTATTCATTTTCATCAGCTACAGCGGCTCAAGACGGTGGCGTTTTTTTCTCTCACGCGAGGACTGAAAACCCCAACAAACCCAACACACCTAACACAGATGCTTTGAAAGCATTGATTTTGCTGTGTTTTATGTGTGTTGGGTGTGTGTTGGGTTGGGCGTTTTTGTGTTGGGTTGGTTCTGGCGAGGGGGAAACGGGCCATGATTGAGGCGATTGAAGCGGTGCTGAAGCATTGGGGCGAGTTCGTGCGCTGCGGCGCGCCAAGCGGCGGCCTGGGTAGCCCGGCCGGGACGTTGGTGGAGTGGAAGGGCTGCCCGCCGCGCACTGGCGCTGCTGGATCGCGCATGCTGCTGGCCGGTGCTGGGCCGGATGTGCTGGCCGATGAGGTTGGTGCGGCGCTGGCGGCCATCGAGCGTGGCGAGGGCGGCGAAGTGCTCGGGACACTGGCCAGGCTGCGCTACACCTACGAGCCCGCGTTGGCGAAGGCGGTGCAGGTGCGGGACTTGAACCTGGGCCACGGTGAGGCGGGGTTGAAGGCCTACACCCGCCTGGTGCAGCGCCTGCATCAAGCGGTGCAGGCTGAGTTGCAGGCCCGCAACGGGCGCATGGCGAACCAGCAGCGGGAGGCCAAGCGGGCGGGTGATCGTATGCGCAAGGCGTTGTTGCAGCAGGCGGCCAAGGCGCATGCGGCGCGTGGTGCTGAGCTGCACAAGCGTGACCGTTCGTCGGGTGACTCGGCGCCGGTCGGCGCCGTAGCGCCCCGGCAAGCCCCCGTCAGGAACAACCGTTAATTGGGGGTTTTCGGTTTGTCCTTTCGCCGGTACAAAGTCCCCACGATTCGATAGGTACGCCTACCGAGCAACTGAGCGCACAGTGCTGTGCCGAAAGCCCCAGGCCACCCCGCCTGGGCACCTGCAAACCCCGCTCCGGCGGGGTTTTCTTTTTCCGATTCCCCAGCGTCACGGCGCTGGGGCTTTGCCCGCAGGCAGGCGGGCGTTTTCTTCCGCCGCCATCGGTGGCCCAACCGAGAGCTGAACGATGGATACGAAAGATCCCGGGCTGTGGGCTGCGGTCCTCGAGTGGCTTGGTCAACCGTCTCCGACGGTGCAGGGGTTTCTCATGGCAATGGTGATTGCAGTTCTCCGGGTGATGTACGACCGGAAGGAGAAGGCATGGCAGCGGATTCTGCTCGAGGGTTTGTTGTGCGGAGTACTGGCGGTAGCCGGCACTGCATTGGCTGCCCTGGTGCTGGGCTTCTTCTGGCCTGAGTTCGAGGCGCCGCTTGGGCGTCTGTCTGTGGCTATCGGCGGCGCCCTTGGTTTCTTCGGTGTCGAGGCGGTGCGTCGACTGGCCATCAGGCTGCTGCGGATCAAGCTCACGGACATCGAGAATGGCAGCTGAGCAACGTGGCAGCAGCACTGAGCGGGGCTACGGTTACAAGTGGCAGCAGGCCCGGCTCGGCTACCTGCGCAAGCATCCCCTGTGTGTTGAGTGCCAGCGCCGAGGGCGAGTGGTCGCGGCCACGGTGGTCGACCACAAGACACCGCATCGCGGCGACATGAAGTTGTTCTGGGACTCGGGCAACTGGCAGTCCCTCTGCAAGCCCTGCCACGACAGCTGGAAACAGCGGCTGGAGAAGTCCGGGCGTGCCGGCTGCTCGGTCGATGGCATCCCGAGCGCCCCCGGGCACCACTGGCACCAGGGGGGAGGGTGAAAGTCTGCAGCCTTTCGGCTCTAGACCGCCCGTGACCCTTTCTGTGCAGAGCCGGGAAAAATGGGGGGGTACCCCTTTCTGGTAGTGGGCGACGGTACGTGAAATCTGAGGTGGTTCATGGCTGGTAATGGGAATTCGGGCCGCCCTGCAAAGCCTGCAGTGGTTCACCTGGTCAGCGGCAACCGCAGTAAGAAGAACGCGAAGGAGCTGCTGCGCGAAGTTACTCAGCCAGCCATCCCTGTCGCTGCTCCGGATATGCCGGACTGGCTCGACGAAGATGCAGTGGCCGAGTGGAACCGCGTGGTCCCCGACCTACTGAAGCTGGGGCTGATCTCCGTGCTCGACCGCCAGGTGTTGGCGCAGTACTGCGAGGCGGTCTCCGACTACCGTCGCTGGACGCTGCTGATTCAGGAGAAGAACGCGAGCCTGGCCACCCCTGGTGGCGGCGACGTCCAGACCTACCGCACCGGCGCGAAGGACATATCGATCTGGCGCAAGCTGCGCAACGACGCGGAGCGTCGTGCCGATGCTGCCGGAGCCAAGTTCGGCTTCTCGCCTATGGCCCGGCGAACGCTCAAGGCGCCGGCCCCACAAGGTGAGTTGTTCCCCAATGAGCAGAAGCAGATCGCAGACAAGTACTTCAGCTGATCGCGTCACTGCGTTTGCCAAGGCTGTGGTCGCTCGGAAGATCGTTGCCGGGCCTGATATCCGCAACGCCGGCCAGCGGCACCTCAATGATCTGAAGCACGGAGCCCAGCGAGGCCTCGTGTGGGATGTGGAGGCAGCGAACCGCGCCATTGGCTTCTGCGAAGAAGTGCTCTGCCTGAATGGCGGCGAGTTCGAAGGCGAGCCGTTCCTGCTCCACCCGTGGCAGGCCTTCATCATCGGCTCGCTGTTCGGCTGGAAAACGAAGGACGGCTGGCGCCGATTCCGCACCGCTTACATCGAGACGGCGAAGGGCTCCGGCAAGTCGCCGCTGGCTGCAGCTATTGGCCTGTACGGCCTGGTGGCAGACGGCGAGGCGCGGGCCGAGGTGTACGCGGCAGCGACGAAGAAAGACCAGGCCATGATCCTGTTCCGTGATGCCGTGGCCATGGTCGACCAGTCGCCGATCCTGGCTGAGCGCATCGAGAAGTCCGGCCGCGGTGAAAAGGTGTGGAACCTGGCGCACCATGGCTCCGGCAGCTTCTTCCGCCCGATCAGCGCCGACGACGGCCAGTCCGGCCCGCGCCCGCACGTTGCGCTGCTCGACGAGATCCACGAGCACAAGACCCGCATGGTGGTGGACATGATGCGGGCCGGCACGAAGAGCCGGCGCCAGGCGCTGATCGTGATGATCACGAACAGCGGGCACGACCGCACCACCATCTGCTACGAGTACCACGAGTACGGCATTGCGGTGTGCAAGGAGACCAAGCTCGACGACGCCTTCTTCGCCTTTGTCTGCTCGCTCGATGAGGGAGACGACCCGTTCAAGAGCGAGGCCTGCTGGCCCAAGGTCAACCCAAGCCTGGCCTACGGCAAGAAGGGCGATAAGAACGGCGGTGTGCCGGGCTACAAGTACCTGCGAGAGCAGGTGACCGAGGCCCACGGCATGCCGGCCAAGGAGTCAACGGTACGCCGGCTCAACTTCTGCCAGTGGGTGGATGCTGCCAACCCCTGGATATCCGCCGAGATGTGGATGGGGTGCGAGCGTCAGTTCAGCCTGGACGATCTGCCGATGGGCGAGCCTTGTTACGGCGGCCTCGACCTCTCCGGCTCCCGCGACCTCACGGCGCTGGCCCTGTACTTCCCGCGTCTGCGGCGTGCCCTGGTGGAATTCTGGACGCCCAAGACTTCGCTGCATGATCGGGTGCGCACCGACAAGGTGCCCTACGACGTGTGGCTGCGCGAGGGCTACATCCATGCGCCAGAGGGCATGGCGGTCGACTACGCCGCGGTGGCCATTCGCCTGGGCGAGCTGGCGGTGCGGTTCAAGATCGAGGCGGTTGCCTTCGACCCATACCGCATCAAGTACTTCCAGCCTGAGCTGGATGCCGAGGGCATCGCGGTACCGCTTATCTCGCACGGTCAGGGCTACTACAAGGCCAGCGAGTCGGGGCTGTGGATGCCTCGCTCCATCGAGGTGATGGAGAAGGCGCTCACCGAACGAACCCTGGAGATCATGGCTAACCCCTGCCTGCGCTGGAACGCAGCCAGTGCGGTGCTGGAGGCCGACCAGAAAGACAACCGCATCTTCGCCAAGCGTAAAAGCACCGGCCGCATCGACGGCGTTGTGGCGCTGGCGATGGCCTTCGGCGCGGCTGATATGCCGCAGCCGGAGACGATCAACGAAATATTCATGGTGCTCTGATGCTAGGTTTCGGGAAAGCAAAGCGGCTGGAGCAAGAGCTGGCCAGCATGCGCGAAGAGCTTGGCCAGCTGCGCAACCAGGCCAACAGCTGGAACGACATGGGCCGCGAGCAGTGGGCCGAGTTGTTCGGTGCCGTACCCACATCCGCCGCAGTGGCTGTTACCAGCGAGTCGGCCAAGCGCAGTGCCGCAGTGTATGCCTGTGCCCGCCTCATCGCGGGGGCCATCGCTCTGCTGCCGCTGCCGATCTACGAGCGGCGCAACGGGAGCCGCGAGGCTATCGACCACGACTACTGGTGGATGCTCAATGAGTCTCCGTATCCGACCATCACGGCCTGTTCCTGGTGGGAATGGATGGGCAGCTCGCTGCTGATGCGCGGCGATGGCATCACGCAGATTCTGCGCAACCGCGCGGGTGTGCCGACCGGCTTTATGCCGTTACCGCGGGAGTGCGTTCAGCCCGAGGTGCGCGATGGTCGCCTGGCCTACTTCATCTATGACGGCACCAAGCCCTACGGGCTGGACCAGGATGACGTGCTGCACTTTCCCGGGTATGGCTTCGATGGTGTCCGCGGCGAGTCGGTCATTCGCTATGCGGCACGTCAGGCGGTTGGTACGGCGCTGGCGGCAGATCAGTACAGCGGCGAGTTCTTTGCCAATGGCATGAATCCGAGCGTGACCATTACCTACCCGCAAGGTGTGGCGCCTACGACAGAACAGCAGGCGGAACTGCGCAACCAATTCGATGAGCGCTACGTTGGGCAGGGCAAGCGGCACCGCCCGCTGCTGCTAGTAAACGGCGGCAAGGCGGAGGCAGTCAGCCTAAGCGCCGAGGATGCCCAACTGCTGGAGACGCGCAAGTTCCAGGTAATCGAGATCGCCCGGGCCTTCGGCGTGCCGCCGCACATGATCGGTGAGACATCGGCCTCCACCAGCTGGGGCAGCGGCATCGAGCAGATGTCCATCGGCTTCGTTCGCTACACGCTCGGCCCGCACCTGCGGCGGATCGAGCAGGAGTTGAACCGCAAGCTGTGGCCGCGCAGCGGCAAGTACTTCACCGAGTACAACCGCGAGGGGCTGCTGGCCGGTGACTCGAAGACCGAGGCAGAAGTGCTCGGCAAGGGCCTGGGCGGCCCAGGTGCACAGGGCTGGATGACGGTCAACGAACTGCGCCGCATCAAGAACCTGCCGCCCATCGAGGGTGGCGACAAGGTTGTTTTCCAGACTCAAAAGGCCGCGAAGAATGAAACTTCTCCAGCTGTTCCAGAGTAACCAGAAGGCCAAGCGCGACTTCCGCATCGTCAACGAAGGCGGCGAGGCCACCATCTACATCTACGACATCATCGGCGAAGACTGGTACGGAGGCGTGGCTGCCAAGGACTTCGTCATGCAGCTCACCGCCCTCGATGTCGAGGTGATCCACCTGCGCATCAACTCGCCGGGTGGCGACGTGTTCGAGGCTCGCGCCATGGCGACCGCGCTGAAACAGCACAGCGCCAAGGTTATCGCCCACATCGACGGCCAGGCCGTTTCCGCCGCCACCTATGTGGCGCTGGCGGCCGATGAGGTGGAGATCGCCGCGGGTGGTTTCTTCATGATCCACAACGCCTGGACCATCCAGATGGGCAACGCCAGCGAGTTCCGCTCTGCCGCTGACCTGCTGGACAAGGTGGATGCCAGCATCAGCGCGGACTACGAGCAGAAGACCGGAAAGTCCGCCGAGGAGATCGCCAAGCTGATGGCGGCCACCACCTGGATGACCGCCGAGGAGGCGCTGGCTGAAGGCTTCGTCGACCGCATCGCCGAGGACAAGAAGGCGGCCAAGAACCACTGGAACCTGGCCGCCTACGGTAACGCCCCGAAGGCTCTCACCGACCCCGAAGAACCCGAACCCCAAGTAGATCGGGAGGCGCTCGAGCGCCGCCTGTCCCTGCTGGAAAAGATCGCAGCGTAGGCGCTCCCGCCCGTCGCGTACCCAAGCCCGCCCTGAGCGGGCTTTTTCATACCTGGAGATAAGTGAATGTCTATCCAAGCACTCCGTGAGCGCCGCACTGGTCTGGCCATCGAGGCGCGCAAACTGCTCGACGAAACCAAGGACAAGAAATGGACGGCGGAAGACGACGCCAAATACAACCAGCTGACCGGCGAGATCACCGATCTCGACAAGTCCATCGAGCGCCACCAGAAGGTGCTGGACCTGGAAGCCGAGCAGCGCATCGAAAACCGCGACCCGAAGAAGGGTGGCAAGCGTGACACCGAAGACCTGCTCAGCGAGATCGGCATCTTCGACACCTGGATGCGCCGTGGCGAGAAGGGCATGAACGCCGAACAGGCGGCCAAGTACTTCAACACCATGAGCACCACCACCGGCTCCGAGGGTGGCTACACCGTGCCCACCACGGTTGGCAGCAGCCTGATCGAGTCCCTCAAGGACTTCGGTGGCATGCGCAGTGTGGCTGAGGTGATCGCCACCGCGACGGGTAACCCGATGAGCTTCCCATCCACGGACGGTACCTCCGAAGTGGGCGAGCTGCTGGCTGAGAATGCGCCGGCTACTACTCTGGATGCCAGCTTCGGCACTGTCGGGCTGAACGTCTACAAGTACAGCTCGAAGATCATCACCGTGCCGATTGAGCTGCTGCAGGACAGCAGCGTGGACATCGAGGCCTTCGTGCGCCGTCGCATCGTCGAGCGCATCGGGCGCATCACTAACCAGCACTTCACCACCGGTACCGGTACCGGCCAGCCGCGCGGCATCGTCACGGCAGCCGGCGCCGGCAAGGTGGGCCAGACCGGCCAGACCCTGACCGTCATCTATGACGACCTCGTGGATCTGCTGGAGTCGGTGGACGCCGCCTACCAGATGACCAACTGCAAGTTCATGTTCGCCCAGTCCCTGCGCAAGGTACTGCGCAAGCTGAAGGACACCGCCGGCCGTCCGATCTGGACTCCGGGCTACGAGGCGGGTATCACCGCCGGTGCGCCTGACCTGCTGCTGGGTCAGGAGGTCGCGATCAACAACGACATGGCGGCCCCGGCTGCCAACGCCAAGTCGATCATCTACGGCGACCTGAGCAAGTACATGATCCGCGACGCGCTCAACGTCAGCCTGATGCGTTTCGACGATTCGGCCTTCGCCTCCAAGGGCCAGGTCGGCTTCCTGGCCTTCTGCCGCTCTGGTGGCAACCTCACCGACACCGGTGCGGTGAAGTACTACCAGCACTCGGCCACCTGATCCGGTCGTCACCGCGCGGTCGCAAGGCCGCGCCTTCTAAATTTCTGGAGTGAAAGCTCATGGCTGCTGCTAAGAAAACGCCGTGCCGCATCATCTCGGCCGTCAAGCTCGATGGTGTGGATTACACGCCTAACCAGGTGGTGGAGTTCCCCACTGCCATGCTGACCATCCTGAAAGATCAGGGCGTGATTGACCCCAGCAAGGCTGCGGTCGATTACTGCCTGAATGAGCTGGGTGCTCAAGTCGTGGCGCATGGCGCTGCCGAAGATAGCGACCCGGCCTGACGGTGGGGCTGCTTCAGTTGCAGGCGCCTGCAGGGGCGCCTGTTTCGGTTGAAGACGCCAAGCTGCACCTGCGTATCGATGGGGATGCGGAGAACGTGACCATCGAGCGCCTGGTGAAGGCAGCTACCAGCAATGCTGAGCGCCTCACCAACCGGGCGTTCGTCACGCAGCGCTGGGCACTGACATTGGATCGGTTCCCTGGTGGAAATCAGCCGATCAAGATCCCGCTGCCGCCGCTGAAATCCGTCGAGGCTATCAAGTACTTCGACAGTGCCGACGCCGAACAGACCCTGCCTGCTTCGGATTACGTGGTTGACCCCACCGGCCTGGTCGGGAAGGTACAGCCGGCGTGGCAAAAGTCTTGGCCTGCCACCAGCGGGCGACCTATGGCCGTGCGCATCGAGTTCACTGCCGGGTATGGCGAGGCCGCAGCGGTTCCTGCGGATATCGTCTCGGCGATCCTGCTGCTAGTCGGCAGCCTGGATCAGAACCGCGAGGCCGTAGTCATCGGCACCATCGTGAATGAGCTACCGATGGGCGTGGAATATCTGCTCTCACCTTACGTGATCCCGAGTACGCCATGAGACTAGGCCCGCTGCGTCACCGCATTACCGTGGCTCTGCGCCAGGATGTGCCAGACAGCTTCACGAGCCTGGATTCGATCTTTGTCGACCCTGCGCCGCGTTGGGCTGATATCCAGCCGGTAAAGGGCGGCACCTGGATCGGCTCGCGCCAGATCGGGACGGAGGTCACGCACACCATCCGGGTGCGCTACATCGACGGAGTGACCAGCGACCATGAGGTTAGCGAAGGATCGCGGCGCTTTCGGGTACGGCGTGCCTACAACCTCCAAGAGCGCGGCGCCTGGCTCGTGATGGACTGCGAGGAGCTGCAGCGATGAGCGCGACTCGGCATCCCTTCGTTCGCGTTGCCGTCACTGGCTACTTGGGTTGGCGTTTCGACCTCGACGCAATCCGCCGCATTGTGGTGGACACCTCCGAGGACGTAGCGCAGGAAATTCAGGCGCTGCTGGGTGCCGGCGGTGGCGGTCGACAGTACCCGCTCCAGGGGGGCAGCGCTTACCAGGCCTCCTCGCCCGGCGACCTCCCGGCCAAGCGCACCGGCAAGCTGGCCGAGAGCGTGCTGGCTCGGCGCAGCCAGAACGATCTGGCCGCCTGGATCGGCCCATCTACCAAGAAGGGGCTCAAGAGCCCGTTCTATCCGGCCTTCCTGGTGTACGGCACCGCGACCATGGCCAAGCGTAAGAACGCAACGACCATGGCCATGCGGCGCTACCGGGCGCGATTCAACCGGCAGTTGTCCAGGGCCATGGCTACTTCGATCAAGGTGAAACGATGAACCTGGACAACGTGATCGAGCGGATCCGCGCCACCTGCCCGAGCTTCGCTCAGCGGGTTGCCGGTGCGGCCGAGTTCGCGGCGCTGCCGCAGAACGCCAAGGTTGCTCTGCCGGCTGCCTTCGTCATCCCCATGGATGACCGGGCGGGCGAGCAGGAGAGCCAGAACCGCTACCGCCAGGCGCTCACAGATCGAGTGGCAGTAGTCATGGTGCTGGACAACAGCGCCGACCGCCGCGGCCAAGCTGCTGTAACCACCGTGCATAGCCTCCGTGCTGAGCTGTGGCGCTCGCTGCTGCTCTGGCCGCCCGGACCGGAGTACGACGGGCTGATCTACGAGGGCGGGCAGGGCCTGTTAATGGACGGCGCCAGGCTCTACTACCAGCTGGAGTTCGCGGCCGAGACTGAGCTCGATGTCGAGGACACCGCCCAGCCCGGCATGAAGGCAGCCCTGCCGCATCTGGCCAGCATCCACGTGCACGCCGATGTGATTGACCCCATGTTCGACCCGAACAACGTGCCGGGCCAGAACTACGACCCCGCTCAACCCAACCCGCGTACCGCCGGCCCCGATGGTCGTGCGGAGGCGGGCGCGGATATCCCCCTGGAGTAGCCATGCACCTCAAGCCACAACCTGGCCGCGTCGTAACCGACCCGGCCACCGGCCTGCCTTTGCCCGAAGACGGGTGCCTGGTGGAGCCGAGCCAGTACTGGTTCCGCCGTCTGCAGGACGGGGACGTGACCGAAATTAAACCCAAGCAGCAGAAGCCGAGGACGAGCGCCAAATGAGCAGCATGACCTTCTCCCAAATTCCCTCGGGGCTTCGCGTCCCGTTCTTCTACGTCGAGCTGGACAACAGCAAGGCCAACAGCTTCAACCCGGACATGCGTGCCCTGCTGCTCGGCCTCAAGTCCGACGGCGCGGCTGAGGCGAACGTGCCGGTGCTCTGTTCGAGCGCCGACCAGGCCCGCGCCATGTTCGGCCAGGACTCGATGCTGGCTGCCATGGTCGAGCAGTTCCGTGCCGGCAACCTGTTCACCGAGTTGTGGTGTGCGCCGCTGGCGGAACCGGCCGCCGGCGTGGCTGCGGTGCAGACCATCACCTTCACCGGGGTGGCGGCCGAGTCCAAGGTGGCGGCGATCTACATCGGCCTGACCCGTCTGCCGGTGGCAATCACTTCCGGCAATACCGCCGACCAGGTGGCCACGGCCATGGCGGCAGCGATCACTGCCAACACTCGTCTGCCGGTTACTGCAGCGGCAGCGGCTGGCGTGCTGACCATCACCGCCAAGTTCAAGGGCGAGGCAGGCAACGGCATTGCCATCAGCCTCAACCGTCGCGGCGTGATCGGCGGCGAGCAGCTGCCGGCTGGTATCACAGCCGGCGCTGTAGTTGCGGCGACTGCCGGGGCTGGCGCGCCGGATCTGGCCGGGGTGATCGCCAACCTGGGCGACAATGAGTACGACTTCATCGGCACGCCCTTCGCGGATTCCGCCAGCCTGGATGCGCTCAAGGCCGAGATGAACGATATCGCCGGTCGCTGGAGCTGGGCGCGGCAGATCTACGGCCACGTCTACAGCGCCAAGCGCGACAGCCTCGGCGGCCTGCAGGCCTTCGGGGTGACGCGCAACGACCAGCACGCAACCGTCTTCGGCCTGGAGCCGAGCATCGGCGCCTGCGACTTCGAGTACATCGCTGCCCGTGTCGCCCGCGAGGCGGCGCTGCTGTCGGCGCATGTGGCGCGCCCGACCCAGACCGGCGAAATCCTCAATGTCCTGGCGCCGCCGACCAACAAGCGGCACACCATCACCGAGAAGCAGACCCTGCTCTCCAGTGGTATCGCCACCCACTATCACGGAAAGGATGGCGTGGTGCGCATTGAGCGTTCCATCACCACCTACCAGAAGAACGCCTGGGGCAGCCCCGACACCAGCTACCTCAACAGCGAGAACATCCACCAGTTGGCCTACGTGATGCGCTACTTGCGCACCGGCGTGACCAGCCGCTTCGGCCGGCATGCCCTGCGCTCGGACGGCCAGCGCGTGCCGGAGGGTGTGGCCACGCCGAGCATGATCAAGGCGCAACTGGTGGCCGACTACGTGGCGCTCGAGAAGCTTGGCATCGTCGAGCGTTCCGATCTGTTCGCGGCCAACCTGATCGTCGAGATCGACGAGGCCAACCCGGACCGCGTCAACGTGCTGTATCCGCCGGACCTGGTGAACCAGCTGCGCATCTTCGCGGTGCTCAACCAGTTCCGCCTCAACTACTGATAACGGGAGCCCCCCATGAAAAACCGAATCGCAGGCACCTGCTTCATCAGTGTCGATGGCGACCAACTGGAGCTGGCTGGCAAGCTCACCTGCTCACTGGACCTGAGCGAGAAGGAGGGGCTTTCCGGCCTCTCCGGTGTGGCGGGCTACAAGGAAACTCCGCGGGTTCCCTTCATCGACATCGAAGTATTCGTGCCCAAGGGCTTCCCCATGGCCAAGCTCGACAAGGCCGATGACATGGTGATCACCGCCGAGCTGGCCAATGGCATGACCGGCGTGCTCTCCCAGGCCTGGGTGGCGGGTGCCAAGGAGCTGGATGCCGCCGAGGGCAAGATGAATCTCAAGTTTGAAGGGAAGGACGGAAAATGGATCTGAATGATCTGAGCGTTGTGCTGCAGAAACCGGTCGAGGCTCACGGCCGCACCATCGAGGTGCTGCAGCTGGCCGAGCCTACCGGGCAGCTGGTGGTCGAGTTGGGTGAGCCGTTCATGCTCACCGCTGATCGCGGTATCAAAGAGCTGCCGGCCGTGACCATCAGCTACATCGTCAAGCTGGGCAAGGTACCGCGCAGTGCGGCGTTGGCTCTGTCGCCTGGCGATCGAAAGGCGGCGTTCCTCAAGCTGCTCCCTTTTTTGATGCCTGGGGGGACGGAGGAGGAGGAGAGCGAGTAATCGAGGTCTGCTTCGACCTCGCGCGCTTCTTCGGCGTATCCCCTCAGGTAGTCCTGCGCCTACCGCACTCCCAGCGTTTGCTGTGGGAGCGGCAGGCGCTGCGTATCGATCAGGAAATCAAGGAGGCGGCCGGTGGCTAAGGCGTCCTACACGGCTGTGCTCTCGGTGATCGACCGGGTGACGGCCCCGCTCAAAAAGCTGGAGCGCCAGATGCGCCCCTTCAAGCGAGCGTTCGGTGATATCGGAGCGGCCAGCCATCGCTTGCAATCTGCTCTGACTGGCGTCCTGGCGCCACTCGGGGCGATTTTTGGAGCCGCCGGGCTTGGCAGCATAGGCGCCGTGGGTGCCAAGGTAGTCGGCACTTCGGCGCAGTTCGAGCGCTTTCAGACAATCCTAGAGACGCTTGAGGGGAGTTCGGAGAAGGCCAAGGCGTCTATGGACTGGGTCGCGGACTTCGCGGCCAAGACGCCCTATGAGCTCAATGGGGTCACGGATGCCTTCGTCAAGCTCAAGGCCTACGGCATCGATCCGCAGGCCGGTGCGCTCCGCTCCGCCGGCGATGCAGCGGCCGCGATGGGGAAGCCGCTCGAACAGGCGGTGGAAGCGCTTGCTGATGCAATGACCGGCGAGAACGAGCGGCTCAAGGAGTTCGGCATCAAGGCTGAGATTGCTGGAGACAAGATCGTCTACCGGTGGCAAGCAAACGGCAAGGCCATGGTGGCCACCGCGCAGAAGACGTCGCGTGAGCAGATCCAGGCGACGATCCAGGGGATATGGAATAGCCGCTACGGCGGCGCGATGGACAAGCTGTCCGGCACCTGGGATGGCATGTGGTCGAACCTGCAGGACACCTTCACCCGCGTGTTCAAGATGATCGGTGACGCCGGCATCTTCGACGTGCTCAAGGGCGAGCTCCAGGGTGTGCTGGATTCGCTGCAGGCAATGGAAGCCGACGGATCCCTGAAGGCCTTCGCGCAGACGGTGTCCGATCAACTGGTCAGCGCCTTCCGTGAGCTGAAGACGTGGGTTATGGCGGTCGACTGGAAGCAGGTGTGGGGTGACCTGAAGGCGTTCGGTTCGGGCGTCCTGAAGGTAGTCAATGCGCTCGGCGGGTTGAAGGGCGTTGCGATCGCCATCGCCGCGGTCTTCAGCATCAACCTGGTCTCGTCGCTGTTTCTGCTTGCCAAGGGCTTCGTCGGCCTACTCGCAGCCATGGGCCCCATCGGCTGGGCAATCGCGGCGATTGCGGCGGGTGTCTACCTGATCTATGACAACTGGGATGACATCGTCAAATGGTTCACCGACAAGTTCAACTCCGTATTGGCTGCGTTCGATGAGGGCTTCCTGCAGGGCATCTGGAAGTTGTGGGAGGAGTTCAACCCGGTGACCTTGATCATGGAAGCCTTTAACGGCTTGGTGAAGTACCTGTTCGGCATCGACCTCGGGAAGATCATTGGTGACCAGATCAGGAAGGTCACCGAGCTGATGCCGGACTGGATGATCGAGGGGCTTGGGTTGGAAGCCTCACAAGAGAGCGCACCGCCCGCTACGGTTGCCCCGCCTGGTGCGCTCGCTGGCGCCGGTAAGCAAAACCTCAACGGCGAGATGGTGGTGCGGTTCGAGAACACACCCCCCGGAGTGAAAGTCGAGGCCGGCAAGACGAACCAGCCCGGCGTGGCCATGGAGGCCGATGTGGGGTATCGCTCTCTGGCGATGCCCTGACCCAGCCCCGCTTCGGCGGGGTTTCTTGTTTCTGGAGAACCTATGACCTGGCGCGACAGACTGCAGCCTGCCTCGTTCCGGGGTGTGGCGTTTGAATACCTGGCGGACGATGTGTCCGGCATCGGCCGGCGCAACCAGCTGCACGAGTACCCCAAGCGTGACCAGGGCTATGTCGAGGACATGGGGCGCAGTACCGAGTCCATTGATATCGAAGCCCGCCTGGTCGGGGCTGACTACCTTGCGCGGCTCGATGATCTGCTCAAGGCGCTGCGGGCCGGAGGGCCCGGCGAGTTGGTGCACCCCTTCTACGGGCGCCTGCAGGTGGTCGCCAATCCGGCGTGCCGGGTGCGCCACTCCATGGAAGATGGCGGGCTCTGCCAGATCAGCCTGAGCTTCACCGAGGCCGGCGAGAATCAGTACCCCAGCGCGCAGGAGGTGCCATCGCTTCGCGTGCTGTCCCTCGCTGATCGCCTGCAGCAGGTTTCCACGGCGCGCTTCGCCGATGTGTTCCAGGTGGATGGCTTGCCCGAGTGGGTCAGCACCGAGGCGATCACCGATATCGGGCGCATCGTCAGCTCTGCGCAGACCATCTACCGCCGCGTGGCAACGGCCCAGTGGAGTGATCTGCTGGGCAGTGCGGGCGGGCTTGCCTCGGCTCTGCTGGGCATGTTTCAGGGCGGTATCGGGCTTTCCGGCCTGCAGGCGGCCCGGCTGTACAGCACTACGCCGCGCCCGGTTACGCCCAGCGCTGCTGCTGGTGTGGGTCGGCAGCAGTCGGTGGCCAACAGCCAGGCGCTGCTCGATCTGGTTACCTCGGCGAGCATCGCTCAGGCGGCGCAGCAGATCGTCGCGGTCGAGTCTCCGGTGTTCGATGACCTGGAGTCCTGGCGCGGACAGCTCACCGCCGTGATCGACCGCGAGGTCGAGCGGCCTGGGTTGCTGCAGGCCAGCTTCGAGGCGCTGGCGGATCTGCGCTCTGGCGTCAGCCGTTATGTGTTGGCCGAGTCAGCCACCGCATCCAGACTGCGCACCTATACGCCGCGCGCCACGCTGCCGGCAGCTGTGCTGGCGTATGACCTGTATGGCGATGCCAGTCGTAGCGATGAGCTGGTCGCCCGCAATGGCCTGCGGCATCCGTCCTTTGTTCCTCCTGATCCTTTGAAGGTGCTCTCGGCATGACCAAAGAGCGAGTTCAGCTGCGGGTCAATGGCGACAGCCACGAGGGCTGGAAAGAGGTGCGCGTGACGGCCGGCATCGAACGGCAGGCGCGTGACTTCTCGCTGGAAGTGACCGACCGCTGGCCCGGCAGCAGTGTGGCCCGGCGCGTGGCGCCGGGTGACCTCTGCGAGGTCTGGCTCGGCAACGACAAGGTGCTGACCGGCTACATCGATGCCACGCCGATCAGCTACGACGGGCAGCAGGTGACGGTGGGTGTCAATGGCCGGAGCAGGACGGCTGACCTGGTCGACTGTTCCGCGGTGCATTCACCAGGGCAGTGGCGCGGTGTCAGCGTCGAGCTGATCGCCCGGGCGTTGGCCGAGCCTTACAACATCAAGGTGCTGGCGGCGGTTGCCACCGGCACGGTGCTCGAGCACCAGATAGATCCCGGTGAGTCCGTATTCGAGAGCATCGATCGTCTGCTCACGCAGAAGGCGCTGTTGGCCACGGACGATGCTGACGGTAACCAGGTGCTGACCCGCGCTGGCCTGCTGCAGGCCTACACGGCGCTGGAGGTGGGGGTGAATGTGCTCTCGGCCTCGGCTGGCCTGGACTTCAAGGAGAGGTATTCCGAGTACCGCTGCCGTGGGCAGCGCGCCGGTAATGACGATGACTTCGGCGTTGCGGTAGCGGGCCAGGTGGCCACAGTCGGTGACTCCGGCATCCGCCGCCGCCGCATCCTCGACCTGCGCGCCGACGGCCAGGGCGACCTCGCCGCCTACCGCGAGCGGGTGCGCTGGGAGGCCGCGTGCCGTGCCGGCAAGAGCTACCAGACCACCTATGTGGTGCAGGGCTGGCGGCAACGTAGCGGCCAACTCTGGCTGCCCAACATGCGGGTGCAGGTGCGTGACCCGATCATCGGCTTCGACATGGAGATGCTCATCGCCGAGGTGGAGTACCTGCAGGGCGAGACGGGCACCACGGCCACGCTGACGGTGGCGCCGGTGGCGGCCTTCGAGCTGCTGCCCGAGGTGCCCAAGGCGCAGGGCAAGAAGAAGGCCGGCAGCAAAGGCTTCTCGGTGGGCGAAGGTGAAACCCTGGTGGAGTTCAAGTGATGAGAAATGCGCTGGCAGGTGTGGCACGCGGGCTGGGCAACCTGCTGGCCCGTGCGGTGCTCACGGCGGTGCCCCGGCAGGGCAAGTTGCAGAGCCTGCAGGTGGCATTGCTGGAAGGCGAGGCCAAGGAGGGGGTGGAGCTGTTCGAGCCCTATGGTCTCACCGGTGTTGCCTTGCCGGGTGCGGAAGGGCTGATCGCCTTCCTCGGTGGGCACCGCACGCATGGCGTGGCCCTGGTGCAGACCGACCGCCGCTACCGGCCCGTCGATCTGCAGCCCGGCGAGGTGGCCTTGTTCAACCATGAAGGCACCCAGGTGGTGCTGCGCAACGGCGGCAAGGTGGAAGTGCTGGCTGCCGCCGAGGTCAAGGTGATGACGGCCAAGGTCATCCTGCAGGCCGATGTGGAGGTGATCGGCAACACGACCTTCACCGGCACCGTAACAGCCAACGGCAAGCGCATCGATGACACCCATAACCACCACCTGCCGGGCGGTGGCCAGACGCTGGAGGTCGTATGAGTTTCGATTTTCCGCTGATCCTCGATGGTGCTGGTCGCGTGGCGACAGGCGAGCGCGAGAGCCGGCTGGCTCGTGCGGTGATCAGCAGCCTGTTCACCTGGGCCAGGGCCCGCGAGGGCGATGAGCTGCCAACCCCGGAGAGCCCGCGCATGGGCTTTTGGGGGGACACCTACTCGCCGGTGACGGGCGACCGCTGGGGCTCGCGGCTGTGGCTGCTGGCCCGCGAGACCCTGACCGACGGAACGGTGGCCAAGGCCCGCGACCTGGCCAAGGAGTCCCTGGAGTGGATGGTGGTGGACAAGGTGGCCGAGCGCGTCCAGGTGGAAGCCACGCGCAACGGCGTCGACCGGCTGGACATGCGCATTCTGGTGGACGAGCCCAGCGGGGCGCGTCTGGACATTCGCTTCGCTGACATCTGGGGTGCCATCCGTGGCTGAGTCGCAATTCTCCCGGCCGGCGCTGCCGGCGCTGATCAACCGCCTGCGCACCGACCTGCTCACTCGCCTCGGCGAGGCCGATGAGCTGCGCCGCTCGGATGCCGAGGTCTATGCCCGTGTGCTGGGCGAGGGCATCAACGGGCTCTATGGCTATCTGGACTGGCAGGCCCGGCAGTACCTGCCCGACCTGGGCGATCAGGAAAGCGTCGAGCGGTGGGGCAACATGCTCGGCGAGTGGTATGCGCCAGCCGAGGCCGCGAGCGGCAGTGTGCCGGTGGTGGGTAGTGTCGGGGCAAGCATCCCGCTCACGGCTCGCTGGCAGAGCCAGGCCGGGCTGCTCTACAAGCCGGTCGCCAGCGTGGTGATCGATGCCAGCCCCAGGCTGGTCGAGATCGTCTGCGAGCAAACCGGCAGTGCCGGCAACCTGGCCGAGGGCGAGCTGCTGACGCTGATCTCACCGATTGCCGGTGTGCAGTCGCAGACGGCCGTGCCGGTGGGCGGCGTTGCCGGCGGTGCCGAGCAGGAAGATATCGAGGGACTGCGGGCCAAGGTGCTGCGCCGCCTCAGCCAGCCGCCGCAGGGCGGCAGTCGTGCGGACTACGAGTCCTGGGCGCTGGCCGCCCACCCGTCGGTCACGCGCGCCTGGGTTTATCCGCAGGAGCAGGGCCCCAACACGGTGGTGGTGCGCATTGTCTGCGATCGCCTGGCCAGCCCGATCCCGACCCCGCAAGTGATCGCGGCTGTTCAGGCCTACATCGAAGCGCGCTGCCCGGTGACCACCGCCGTGTTCGTGTTGGCGCCGGTGGCTGAGCCGATCGCCTTCAGCATCGACCTGACGCCGGATACCCCGGAAGTTCGGGCGCAGGTACAGAGCCAGCTGGCCGATCTGCTGCGTCGCGATGGCGAGCCGGGCGGCACGCTGCTGCGCAGCCGCATGACCGAGGCCATCAGCCTGGCCGCGGGTGAGACGAACCACGTGCTTGCGGTGCCGGCGGGTGATCTGGTGCTTGCGGTTGGCCACTTCCCTGTCATGGGAGTGATCACATGGCTATAAGCGCAGATGACTATGGCCGGCAGCTGCAGGCCCTGCTGCCGCCAGGCCCTGCCTGGGAGGCGGACCTAGACCCCTTCCATGAGCAACTGCTGGGCACTGGTGGAGTAGGTCTGGCGGGCGTGCATGGCCGGGCGGATGACCTGATGCGCGAGAGCGACCCGCGCACCACCTATGAGTTGTTGGCTCGCTGGGAGTCAGTGCTCGGTCTGCCGGATGAATGCCCGCTGCCCGGCGCCACCCTCGCGGAGCGGAGGGCGGCCGTGGTGGCCAAGTTTCTGGCCCAAGGCGGCATGAGCCGCAGCTACTACATCGGCGTGGCTGAGGGCCTGGGCTACCCAGGCGCGACTATCACCGAGTTCCGCCCGATGACCTGCGAGAGCGCCTGCGATGCCGGCCTCGACCCGGACCCGTGGAGTTCTGTCTGGATCCTCAACCTGCCCGGCGGCGAGCGCCGCCGCGACATGGAAGCCGAGTCGGACTGCGACGAGGCGCTCTCCACGTGGGGTGACACCACGGTGGAGTGCGTGGTCAGCAAGCAGGCCCCGGTCCACACCATCCTTCACTTTGCTTATGGAGATGCCTGATGCGTCGAATCAGTACACCCACCGCTGCACAGGACCTGTTCGGCCCCGGCAAGCATGGTTTTCGCAATGGCGACCCGGCCAATGCCATTCTCGCCACCCGGCTGCAGGCCGAGTGGTTCAATGCGCTGCAAGAAGAAGTGGCAAGCGTCATCGAGGACGCTGGCATTGTTCTCGACGGGTCCAATAGTAGTCAGTTGCTAGAGGCAATCACTCAAAAGATCAGCGATGCGGCGATCGTCCCTGGAGACGCCTCGACTGTAGATAAGGGCGTGGTGCGACTTGCAACCTCGGCAGAAATACTTTCTGCCCTCAGTGCGCTGCTCGCTGCGACGCCGGCTGGTATAGCAGCGGTCTATCCACAAAAACACACCATGATCGTCGTGGATGAGAAGGCGAGTGGAGCAGGCGGCGGAAACAACGTCATAGGCAGCAACGTCCGGACGCTTAATACCGTTCGCTCTAACACTATTACCGGAGCGGCACTGGCCGCCAACCAGATCACGTTGCCGGCTGGGACCTATCGTGTCGAGGGTAGTGTGCCGTTCTTCGGCGGAGATCGGCATCGGGGCTTCCTGTACAACGTGACCGATGCCGTGGTTGCCGTCCTCGGGACCAGCGAAAACGGCGGCGGGGCTTTTACCTCCCGCTCATTCGTCCGCGGCATGTTCAGCATTGCTGCTACCAAGGTATTCGAGCTGCGTCACCACTGCGAGAACGTTGCTACGCAGGGTTTTGGCGACCCGGTGGCAGACGGTCGTCCGGAGGTTTACGCAGAAATCACCATTCGCAGGGAGGGCGTCTGATGCGCTTCGCAATGCTTGATGCAGACGGCTTGGTGCTGTCCGCGCATAACGATGAAACCATAGCCGAACTGCCTGACGGTGGCGCGCCTCTGGACGAAGACCAGTGGGAGCGGCGCTTCTACCTGCGTTGGGATGGTGAAAAGTGGAATGAGATCCCTGCGCCTCAGGCCACAGAGCAGCAGGAGGACGAGTAATGGGGAAAATCGTATTTTTAGGGGACAGCGTAACTGCTTCGGCGAACGTTGCGCTCACTCAGCGCTGGGCGCACATGGTCGGCCTTTCGGCTGGCTACGCTGCTGGCGACATTATCAACGCGGGCGTCCCTGGCAACATCAGCGCGCAGATGCTGACACGCCTGCAGGCTGACGTGCTGTCGCATTCGCCCGACGTTGTTGTGATGATGTTCACCGTTAATGACCGGAGTAATAGCATCTCGCTGAGCACGCATGAGGCCAACTACCGTAGCCTGATCGAGCAATGCCGCGGAGCCGGGGCGAAGGTGGTTCTAATGTCTCCGCCTGTTTACCGCAGCCAGCTCGATACTTGGGGTCCGTGGGCTGAAAAGTGGCGAGCCCTGGCCGGCGAGTACGGCTTTCCGTTCGTGGATGTGTGGCGCGACTACGCTAGCCTCTATCTCACCGGAGGATTTTCAGGTCTGTATGTTGATGGCGCCGATCTGGTTCACCAGAACGCGGCCGGTAACGCACGAATTCACGCGGTCGCAATGAGTGGGATTCATGCTGGCGCGTTTGTGAAAGGGCCGCTCACCCCGCCCGTTGAGTGTCAATCTGGACCTTCTGAGCTCCAGTTGGCCGCAGAGGACTTGGTCCGCAATGGCGCGAACGCGGCCCGGCTGGCGCGAGTGAGTGCTGCATTGTCGGAGTAGTTCGGGATAAGCTGCCCCCTCTTTCTAGGAGGGCGCAGTTTTGTTTCTTGAGAAGTTTCAGGCGGGGGAGGCTGTTATAGCGGTCATGCTCGGGAACAGCATTGGCATGGGTTACAACGCCGAGGGCCACGAGCAGCTATCAAGCCTCTACAACGAGAGCCGTGGATTTGCGATAGAGCACCGTAATTCAGGCTACGTCGGGCACTCCCGGATGTTGCGCGACTATCTTAAATCCAAGAATCCTAAGTCCGAGCTGATCAACCTCAGCGGTGATGGTTGGGACACCAATGATCATCTGGGTATCAGCTTGCCTTCTAGCAGTGCACCGCCGCATGAAAGCAGCGAAGTAGTAATCCGAGCGCTTAACCCTAAGCCTGATATCGTTTTTATTCCGCTGCAGGTGAATGACCCCAATCACCAGCTGACTGTGCAGACATTTGCCTCAAACACACGGCGCTTGGTTGGTTCAATCAGGGAAGCAGGAATAGAGCCAGTAATCGTTAAGGAGAACGCAACGCAAATCCCCGGATATCCGAAGTTTATTGCTTGCGCGAGCGAACTGGCGCGTGAGATGAAAGTTGCTGTTATTGACACCTATACTCCTACTCTGGGAAGGCCTGATCTCATGAGCGATTACGCTCATCCCAACGAAGCAGGGCATCAAGTGATTTTTGAACAGTATCAGTCCTGGTTGAGTGCTGGTGACGGCGTTTCATCGTCGCACGCGCCGCCTGACCCGGATGCTTGTCAGTAACCAGTTGGTCTACCCGAGCCCGCCCAGTGCGGGCTTTTTTATGCTTGGAGGGCCCATGCAAATTACCGAGCAGCAGCTGCTACAGATCCTCCCGAACGCCCGCGCAAAAGCGGGCGTTTTTGTTTTCGCCATCAACCAGGCCATGGTGGAGTTTCAGATCAACACTCCCCGGCGGGTGGCGGCCTTCTTGGCGCAGATCGGCCACGAGTCCGGGCATCTGCAGTTTGTCCGAGAGCTGGGCGGCGCCGCCTACCTGGCGAAATACGACACCGGGCGCCTGGCCGAGCGGCTGGGAAACACGCCCGAGGCGGATGGCGATGGTCAGCTCTACCGTGGCCGTGGCCTGATTCAGATCACCGGCCGGCGCAACTATCAGCTGTGCAGCATTGGCCTGTTTGGCGATGACCGCCTGCTGCGTGAGCCGGCGCTTCTCGAGCAGCCGGAGTGGGCGGCGAAGTCCGCGGCTTGGTTCTGGTTTAACAACGGCCTCAACGTCCTGGCCGACGGCGATCGCTTCCTTGATATCACCAAGCGCATTAACGGTGGCACCAATGGCCTCGCAGAGCGGCGCCAGCTGTGGGCCAAGGCGAGGGAGGTGCTGGGATGCAGCTGATCAGCCTCATACCGCCGCAGTTCCGCCTCCTCGCCGCGGGGCTACTCGCGGCGGCGATGTTCGGCGCTGGCTGGCTGACAAATGGCTGGCGGCTTGGCGAACAACTGGCGGAGCAGGGGCGGGCGCTGGAAGGGCAGATCGCAGACCGCGACCTTCTGCATGCAAACACGCTGGGCGAGATTGCGCGCGCCTCAGCAGCGCAGCTGCGAATCGAGCAGGACAAGCGCCTGCAGCTTGAGGAGCAGCTGCGCCAATCCTCATCCACTCACTACAAGGAATCCGTCG